GAGCCCCACGATCTCGATGGTGAACCCATCCAACGCGGTTTCCGGAAGGTCCGTGAAGCTCTGCGTCTTTTGATACAGAGCCGTCAGGGCAACATCTCCAAGACCGTCAGAGGCCGCTACGTTCAATTCATCAGGAGGCCCAAAAGGGAACGAGTTTTTCGTGATGAAGATACGAACGAGCGATCCTAAGGCCACAGCCCCTCCGAGGAAACCATTAGAGGTGATCTCGGAGGTAATCCCGACGGCAAGGGAATTAGCGATCTCTTGGGTGTCAATCGAGTCGAGCTTCCCTGAGATTCCTGTGGTCACTCCATCGTAAGTGTCCACTTCGGTCTCCAACGTAATCCCATCAGCTTCGATGGTGACTTTGTAGTTGGTGTTGTAGGCCCCTTGAACAACATGGATCAACGCGATGCCGTTGTTGTAGGGTCCCGCCACTGAGTTCCCCTCAGCCGCGAGTACATCAGCACAGGAGACGATTGTGGTGTCCTGGATTGACGTAGCCGAAACATCTGCCGAGGCTAGATAGGAGTAGTCCGAGACCCCGGAGCCTAGAACCACTGGAACGGGAGTGCCGTCAGGCTCGAAGATGTCGATGGACTCTTCTCGGAAGACGCAAAGGTAAGCCTCCCCACCATCCCGTTCAATCGCGTGGATGCGAGCATCCGAGGGTAGTGAAGTGTCTACCCGAGCCAGCCAGCGGCTTCCGGGACGCTTGGTGAGCCCGTCAACTACGGTGCCGTAGGCGTTGACCTGCTCCTCCATCTGGCTATCCAACCGGATTGCCGGAGCTTGTTGGCTCACGCCCCCAATCAGGTTGGGGACGATCAGGAGGTCATCGCTCACCAGCGGCGGGTGCGGAGACTCGGGTCAAGCTCGTACTGGATGGGCCCACCATAGAACAGGTTGGGGCGGTGGACCTTGGCTTCTTCCTTCTCCACAGCAGCCCGGGTCTCGGCCTCACGGATGCGGAGCCTACGGCCTGCCTGCTGGCTGCCCTGGACGGCTTCCTCAAACATACGAGCAGCCTTGGCCGTCACGTACTGGCGGATCGTCTCGGGCATGTCCTCGAACTCCACCTGGAACGCCACACGCGCCCGCAGAGTCCGAGTGATTGTGAACGAGCTTTCGGTGAGGTTGTAGAGCTTCCCCTCGCGGATGTCGAACTTGTCGCCATCCAGGTACTCGGGGAGAACCTCGATCGAGATAGCGTCCGTGGGGACGGTGATCTCACTACCGACGGGGACTAGCTCATATTCCAGATCGGTGTTGAACGAACGACCCTCAGACAGGACTTCTCGAGCCGCGTCATCGAGGGAGTTGAGGGCTTGCTCCTGCTCAGCGTCAGCACTCCCCGAGGGGACCGTGGAGACCGGAGGCCGCTGTACCGCAGCCATGATGCGGTTGAACGCGGTGAGCTGGGTGGTTTCAGAGAGGACCATGTTGGGAGCAAAAAGGCCCCCCGAACAGGGGCAAGCCTGAACGAGGGGCCGGGGGAGAGAGTGCTTCTAGGGCAAGTTGAGATCAGGAAGCCGTGGAGACGACCTGAATCGCGGACTCGGGACGGAGGGGGCCCGCGCCCATCACGTAGCTGGCGACCATGTTGAAGCTCATGGTGCCGAGGACATCTTCACCTTGGACCGTGACATCACGACCCGTGACGAGACCGATGGCCGACTTCTGGAGGAAGAGGCCGGTGATGGTCGAGAAGTCGTCGTAGTAGGTGTTGAAGGCACCCGCGTCGGTGGTTCCCGATTCGTCGGTCTGCGGCAGGAGGTTCGTCGGGTACAGCGTGATACCCGCGATCTTCTTGACGTAGCCCTCGGCCACCGAGCCGTTACCGGAGTCGCCGGTCTCTGCGCGGAAGGGGTGGGCCACAGCGGCGGAGGTGCTGGTTGCCACCTGCTCGGGGGCTCCCTTCACGACCTCGTAGTACTGCTCCCACGGAAGGACGAAGATTCGATCGCTCATCGGGACCTTCTTCTCGTTGAACTGCTGAGCAGCCACGAAACAGGCGTCCACGATGTCCCCCGCAGTAGCGAGGGTGTTGACGATCTCCGTCTGCGAGCCGCCGCCAGTCACGGTGGCCGACTCACGGGAAGTCAGGATACCGACCCGCATGAGGTCCTGCTCCAGCTTCTCAGCCAAAGCCTGACCCAGTTCACCCGCGTAGGTAGCACGGGTATCGTAGTGGTTGACCAGCTCCTCCCAATCGTCAACAACAACCGGAGCCACCAGCGGGCGGTCCAGGTGGATCACTCGCTCGGCGTGGCCGATCGTGTTGAGGTAGGAGTTGCTGGCATCGAAGATGTCCTCGCCCTTGGCGTGACGGGTAGCGGTCGCACGCCCGGTGGCCGGGAACTGATACGACTTGCCCGAGGTCAGGGTCTTGGACATCACGAACTCGCGCATGAAGACCCGGTTGTGGAACTCAACCAGGACATCACCCGAGAACTTCTTGAGGAACAGAGCCCTCGCATCCCCCGCGCCGTTGATTTGGCCGAGGGGAGAAACGGTAGTGTTCGACATCGCGTCGATCACCTCTTGGAAAGTGGGTTTGGAAGTGGTGAACCTCCGCTCCTGTCTTTCCGGCCTGATACAGCGGGGTATCCGCCCGTAGGCGGGCCCGGTCAGAAGCTCAGATTGTCAATGAGCAGGGAACCCAACGCCTCCCGGCGTGGGGTGTACTATTCAGCCTGGGAAACAGGCTGCTTTCGGCGAGCCAGGCTGGAAGCTCCGCCCATCAAGGCGAGACCAGCGATAGCGCCGAGGGGGCCGAAGCCCGCGAGGATGCCTGCCACACCTTCGGCGGCAGCTTCCCCTTGAGTCTTGGGGGCTTCGGGATCGGCGGCGGGGATCTCCACCGTCACCGTGCCGTCAGGCTCGCCATCACCATCAGCGTCCACAGGGACCTCCACCGATCGGGGAGTATCCGAGACAGGCTGGGCGGGAGCGTTGGCCCATTCCTCGAGCGCGGCGCAGCTGCCACAGAGGAGAGCGAGACCCAGGATGGAGGATCGGATCATCGAGTACCTCGCTTGGTCATGGCCCGGGAGAAGGAGTACCCGATGGCGATAGCCGCGATCGGCCACATCGCCTCAGCCCCGAGTGCAAGAAGCCCGGTGATCGCAGTTGCGGCCAGCCAGGCTTCGGTGGTCTTGTAGCCCGACTTGGGATCGGCGGGCGGTTGAGTGGGCTCAGTCATAGGTCATGGTGCCCCGGGCAAGGGAGAGTTCGTAGGCTGCGTCAACGTCAGCCAGCTTGGCGGGATCCTTGGAACGGAGGGCTTCCGCTCGTGCGGCCAGGTGTTCACGGTTGGAGCGGAAGGTCTTGATCCCCGAGGTCCCCGGCTGGCCGGTGAGACGCTCGGACGGAGGCTTGGAGACGGAGCGGTCGTAGAGACCCTTGATCTCCTGGATGGCCTCGACGATCTTGGCCGGATCCCCTGAGCCGATCTTCCCGTTGATCTCTTCGACACGGGAAGAATCAAGGGCCTGACCCGCCCACGCGATCATCTCGTTGTACTGCTCCTGCCCACCAGCAAGGGCGAAGTAGGGAGCTGCTTGAGCCAGCTGAGCTTCGGTGTAATCCTCAGCCTGAGCCCGGAAACCGCGCACGTAGGCGTCCACCATCTCGGCGGAGATGCCCTTGGCAGCGATGGCCTGGTAGTCCTCGGGGTCGAGCTTGCCCTGGGACTGGACCTTCTCCGCCCAAGCGGTCATCTGGTCCTGGCCGAAGAGTTCGGTAGCGGCCTCCCCAGCTTGGTCCTGAGCGGACTCAGCGGGCTTCTCTCCCCCACCTCCGAGCTTGGACTCGAGTTGCTTGTAGCCCTCGATCAAAGCCTCCACGTTCTCGTACTTCCCCGCGAGGAGTCCCTCCCCCTCCGAGGACTCGCCTTCCTGGGGCTGCCCCTCAGGCTGAGTCGTCTGTTCCGTCATTGAGCTGCTTGTTGCTGTTGGAGTGCGGCGGCGGCTTGCGCTACCTGGTTGAGCGCGGGCGCACCTTCCGTGACCAAGGCTTGCGCCCGGGCCTCGGCGGCTTCTTGGGCGAGTTCTTCCTCACTCTTGAGAAGCGCATCCACGTTCGGTACACCGAAAGAATCGAAGATCCGCCGAACCATGACGGCGGAGTCGAAGTACTGGAGAGCCTCCCCGTTGGGGAACATGCTCTGAGCCACCTCAGCGGCCAGGCGGAGCTTCTCTGCTTCCTGCCCTCGACCAAGGGCTTCTAGCCCGGTGAGGACGGTGATCTCTACGCCGTCCGGGAGAGCCTGGACGCGGCCCTCAGCCTTGAGGCGGCGGAGGAGCCACCGGACGATCGGGAGCTGGAACTCGGCCCGGAGTAGGGCGAAGACGCCTCCGAGGGCGGATTCGAGTTCCTGGGCCAGGAGACGGATCTCCGTGGCGGTGACTCGCTCCGCGTTTCGCTGGACGGAGGAGTTGAGAAGGAAGGCCCGGGAGAGCGATCGCTCGAGGCGTTCGGCGGTGGAGGCGGCGACCGCGAAGTCCTGGGCCTTGTCTGTGCGGAGGAACCAATAGTCCTCCTCCCTGCCGGTGAAGACCGCTCCGTTGGGGAGGCGGGCCATGTCCGTAGCAGAGAAGCCGACAGCGTTGGGGTTCACTCCCAAGAGGGTGCGAGCCGCAGCCGCCGAGCCTTTGACGATGGAGTTCGTCAAGGAGTCCAGACTCCTCAGCGCCCCCATGTGAAGCTCGATGTGGCCCCGCCCGTAGTACTCCTTGGCCACGGGGGACCAGCGGAGGGCTAGGAAGGGGAGTTCATCCTTGGTGTACTTGCCGTCAGATCCGGGGACAGGGACGCCAGCGACTTCTTGGAAGCCGTACCACATCCCGTCTTTCAGCTCGTAGACCGTGTACAGGTCCACAGGCCGGTTCGCCCCGCCGGTAGAGCCCTCAGTCCCGTCCTTCGGGAGGAGGTCCCGCATCTCCGCAGGGAGGGTGTCCGGGTCCACGGACTCCTTGGTGACCACCGTGAGGAGATTCCCCGAGGGGTCCCGCTCCACGACGTACTGGTCCAGGCGGAAGAACTCGAGGTCCTTGGACTTGGGCGGCAGGTAGAGGAGCCCGTTCCCCGTCAGCGCCGTGTGGAGGAGAGCCTCGTGGAGCTGGTCCCGGGAGTTCTCGGTCTCGAAGGCAGCGGTGACTTCGCGCTCGATGAGGCCGAGGATCTGCTGGACCTCCTCCATCCCCGTCTCGGTCTGCCCAAGGGCGATCTCGTCCGAGGGGGAGACGGTGAAACGAAAGAACGCCTGGCCCGGGGGAAACAGGCCAAGCGTCAGCTTCGAGGCGAGGTTGTTGAGGCCCTCCGCGCCGAGGGTCTGGACGGGGAGGTCCAGGTGACCGCCTGCCGCAGCTCCGCTCTCCCGCATCAGGGAGGGGATCGTGAGCCGAGCGGCTTCCCGGGCTAGTTCCAGGAAGGGCTCACGAAAGGACTCTAGGCGTGTGTAGAGCCCCGCTGCTTTGGAGGTCAAGTCGGGTTAGCCACCGTGGGGATGAACAGCGGATTGGCGAGCTGGGAGGTGCCCTTGCGGGCTGCCAGGCGGGCTTCCTCTACGTCCAGGCTCTCGTCCACCAAAGCTGCCGTGGGGCTCGGGGGCGGCGGGGGGGCCGGGACCTTAGGAGCCTTCGGGGGTTTGGGGGCTTTGCACATGGCTGTTGTAGAGGGCCAGGAGATCCTCGTAGAGGCTTCGGCGGGCATGAGCCCACGTTCGGTGAGCGTCAGGCCGGTCCCAGGACGAGGTGCAGATCCGGGTGTACTCCTCGAGAGCCGCGAGGAAATCCTCGTCTAGGTGCTCCAGGAGGCGCTCATTCTGTACCGATCGGTCAAGAATATCCATGGATGATGCGTTTGGGCTATGCCTTTTGGGGAATGCCATCAATCTTGCTGATGGCCTCGAGGTCGGGGAGGTCCACTCCGAGGCGGAGACACTCCCTGGAGAGGTAGAACCAAGCCTTGGCGAGGTCCTTGTGGAGGTCTTCGCCCTCCTTCTGGCCGGCCCGCCAGAGGTACTTGATCGTGTTCCCCAGGCAGAAGGAGTGGTGCTCGGTGATGGTCAGGGCTTCCACGCCTGAGGGGTGGGAGCGGTAGTGGGGAGGGGAGGCGACGGGGTCGGGAGTGGGGGGTTCAGAATCCCTCGATGGCGGTAGAGGCCAGTTGAGCCACGTACGGTCCGTAGCCAAACATTCACCACACCTCGTCCAACGATCCTGGGTCACAGGCCCGCACCCAGGGCACATCCTCTTCTCTTCACTTCCCGCCAAAGTACACCTCCGGTGTCCAGAGCCGCACCTCACCCGTCTCCCAGTCGTAGTCCCCTTCCCGTTGAAGGATGTACGCCAATCGGGCTTGGTGGAT